ATACCCCTAACTCCCATTTCTGTTATATGCGAGCATTTTTCTCCATACTTTTTAAGTATTGGGAGATGTTCATTTATATCGCTAGCAGAGTTACAATGATTTTTATATATTTGTTCTATCATTTTAAATTAACATAAATAGTTTTTTGTCAATTAATTGTTCTGGGAATCCATCAAAGTTCGAGTAGGCAAATGTTTCTTCCTGTCGAATATGTTTTTCCATATCTTTCCTGCGAACACGAAGAACACCAGCTGGCAAGCTATCACCAGTATCAAAATCTTTAAGATTGCCGTGACAATCTCCCCAGCTATTAAGAATAATAGCGTAAGGATCTGAACCATTTTTATACCCATCATCAATTCCTATGACACACATTTGATGACCCCAACTATCTGTCTGACGATGAAAGCCATCAGAAGATGGTTCCATGTTATATCCAATGTCGCTAGCTGTAGTGCATGGATAACCATTTACAATTGCGTCACGAAGATCATCCCAACTCTTAATTAGAGCAGCAGACTTTACAGGATGGAGTTTTGCTTCATTAACGAATTCAGTAGGTGGGCCTGGCTTATCGCCCCACTTACTGGCTACTCTTCCTGAGTATTTCGGAACATTTGTGAAGTTAGATCGTAATACTCCAAACTTAATAACAGCATCTGCCATCCAACTACCGAGTGAACCATCGCTGCCATCAAGTTGTCCACGCCCAATAAATACTCGCCCCGTACCATATAAATATGGAGGAAAGATAGGATTCCACTCTTCTCTATCGCCCTTCATTAGTTTTTCTGTAGCCATTAAGTATTCAATTGCGTTTTTAGCGCCAAACGAAACGCAATCACCAATTTCTTGGCCATAATTTTCAGTATCTTTGCCCAATACTTTACGAACTACATCATAAAGCATTAGCTTTTTACCTTTAGTATCTCTGCTGGCACTAAAAATTTTTAGATCTTTAAAAGAGCCATCATCTTTTAGTAGATCAAATTCTGATTTGACAAGATCGGGATTATTTTTTCCTGCCCAACCATTAACTGTTCCATCTGTATATAACTTTGAAATATCTGACATGTTAATTCACCTTATTTAAAAGCTTTAAATCCAGCAGCAATTTCACGCCATGCAGAAGCAAAATCTTGTTTAGTTACCATCTTATTATCTTTGTAAAGACCATAAAGCTTTTCTTGGATTTCGTTAAAAACAATTTCCCATTTTGACCTATCTCCACCAACAGCAGCAATTGAAGAGCGATTAGCTTCTGCTGTCTTTTTCAAAATATCTTCTTGGTCATCAATAGTTCCAGCAGCAATAGCAGCAGCTATTCCTTCAAATGATTTGGCTAAAGCATTAGCCTGTTTAGCCTTATCAGATTTAGATAAATTGATTTTCGTTTTAGTCAAATTATAAATAAATGGAGAAAGATTATACTTTCCCTCTGGAAAATTTGGTTCTGGTTCTGGATTAGGATTGGGGTTTGGATTTGGTTCTGGTGCAGGAGGAGCTTCATCGCCGATAAGAACATCGGTAGATAAGAATGCTGTTCTTGCAGCAGTCTCGGTAATTTTATCCTGTTCTTTAACTGCATAAAGATATGTTACGGCAACAAGAGCTTTTAGTCTTTTCGGCTGAATTCCAGCACCAAAGAAAACACCGCCATTATAATCTCTAACTCTTTTTTCGGTATATCCATCAAGAACTTTCCAAGTATAAGTAGTTTCTACTAAATATTGAGGAGGGCTTTTGATCGGGCTTACAGATAAATCAACAAGTTCTCCAAGAGCAATTGGTGTTTCAGCACCAACAATTTTTTGATCTGGAATTACAAATTTTTCTGCAAAAACATTGAAGGAAAAAACAAGTGCTAAAGCAAAAGACAAAATAATCTTCATTTTTTGTTTTCCTCTATCAAACATTTGTCCGTGTGTTTATGTGGTTGAAAATTTTTAGAAATATAAATTAGGGCAGTAATTGCTGCCCCAAATATAACTACAGTTACAATATCAAAAATTACTTCCCAAAATATTTTTTTTATCAATTCTGTCCTTGCGCCTTCTTTACAGCAAGAATGAAGTCATCGGCAGTAATCTTATTTGTATCGCCATCAAATTTATTAATAAGAAAAGTTAGAGCAGAAATAAACCAAGGTTCTTCTGTGAGTTTGACTACAGCAGCAACAATTTTGTCATCGCTATCGCCAGGAATGATTGTGGTAATCCACTTCAAAGTGGAAACAATAAGACTAATAGAGCGAGCTACTTGTTCTGGACTAATTGCAGTTTTTACATCAGACATGATTACTCCTGTTAGTTAAAATGCCAACTACATTTTATAACATATAAATTGTTTTTCAACACTTCTTTTTTAACATCTAAATCATTTTTTCCAGTTATTGTTTCTAAGACACCTTTGTTATTTGAACATATAGCCCAAGAAACATCTTTGTTCTTAACGGCTTTTAATAATGATTTAACAACTAAGTTTTTAGCAGGAAAAGACTTATGACAAAGTTTATTTTCTATTTCTATTTGAACTTTCTCGACATCAAACATATTTCCTATGCCAATCCAAAATCTATATCTAGTCCAAACTTTTAATATTTCAACGCCTTTAATTTTTTCAATAGCAGATACAATTTTATCAGTAATGTCAAAATTTGTATGGCCAACCCAAAGTTTATAAAGATTGCTGGAAAGACCATGCTCTGCCAAAGGTATTACTCCTTGCGGAGTCGATATAACTCTAACATGTTTAATAAAATCATTTTCTTGATCAAAACTATCTTTTTGCTCTTGCTCTTCAAAATTTTTAATATCGTTATTTGTTTTAGGAGTTAATGGGTCTTCCCATTTTAACCATTTTATTTTTCGCATTTTCCATTTTCTTCTTTAAAAAACTTTCTATATTGTTTCCAGCCAGAAAAATTTCCATATGATCTATTTGATTCCGAACACGGTGTTGCACAATGTTCAAATGGACTCCAATGACCATCGTTTTTTAATTGGTCGTGTAACGCATAATCTTTTTCATAATCTATTACGCCTTCAAAATTTAAATAACTAACTCTAGCGCACCTTGCCACGCCAATTTTTAAAAGATTTTTTTCCTCTGGAACATTATTGATGTGTTTATCTGCAAAAGGTATGTGCCAACATCCAATGTCAACTTTTTTTGGTATTGATTTATCTATTTCTTTTTTCATTAAAGTAGCTAATTCAAATATTTCTGGTTGAGCATTTTTATTTATTCTAAGTTTAAAAAAGTTTTCATAATCTGTGGCAGTAACAATTACAGTAGCATTAAACCAAGGTTCTAATAATCTATTTGTTATTTGTTTATGTAAGCCAAGTTCTTGTAATTTTGAAACACTATCTATCATTTTATCTCTTGCTTCTAACCATATTTTTTTAGCGTTTTCTTTTTTTTCTTCATCCAATTCTAAAAATGCTTGCATACCAGATTGATTTTTTCCCCAATGAACAGGAAAAACAGGATCATTAATAATTTGTTCTAAAAACTTTTTTGTTGGAATAGCACGACTACTAGCAGCATTTCTAGATAACATTCTGTGCGTATTAAATTCAGACAATATAAATCTAGGAAAAATACAAACAAAACTTGTTATTCTTTGATTGGACGGGCTTATTGAATCGGCTACTATTTCAGCAGAAATCATTGTTTTTCCTTTATTAAAAAAGCTTCAGTTGGTAATACTACTGGCCTTTCCCTTGTTTCGTTTTGGTTTGATATTCTTTTCAAAGATTGTTCAAAGGAAATTAATATATTTTCTGTCATTCTTTTATTGTTTGTTAATATTCCATACTCTGCTAAAGCATGAACTATAACTGGCTTTAAAGCCCCAACACTTAATAAAGCAAAAAAGTCGCCAGTTCTTTTTATTAAATCAAGCTCGTCCTTATTATTTTCTAGTGTTTCTAGGTTAACTTTACAGTAAACATCTTCTTTGTCTAAGAAAAAAGTTATAGAAGATAAATCAGACATTTATTTTTCTCCTCATACAATTTCCTTCACAAAAAAATCCGTTCTTTTCATAAAAAGAAATCATATTTGATTCACAATGTAAACACAATTCATGGCACATGTTATCTTTTGCAAAATTATAACAATGTTCTAATAGTTCATAAGATATATTTTGTCCTCTGTATTTTTTTTGAACACAAAGATTTGTAATATAGCAACTATTTTTATTTTTTTTAGAAAATAAATCTATAGTTATAGTTCCAGCTACTATGTTATTAATATAAAAACAAAATATTTTGCTGTTCTTTTTCAACAAATATTGAACAAATCTTTCTAGTTCTATTTTAGCTATAAAAAATACACCTATTTCTTTAAGGCAATCAGAATAGCCATTGTATATATCATTTAATGACAATTCTTTAATTTCCATAAATATAATCCGTTATTAACGAAGCTGTTTTTTCCCATGTTAATTTTTTCATTTCATCGTATGCCTTTTTATTAAAATTATTTTTAAGGTTTTTCACCTTGATCATTTTACTTGCAAATTGATTTATAAAATTGTCATCAAGATTTGGCCAATATCCTTGACCAAAAAACCATTTATTATCATATGCTTTTACTAATTTATCTACATTTACCAATTCACATATTTCATTGTTTATAAATTCTTTATGAGCAGTAGCATTTGTAGCTATACAATTTTTTCCCATAGAAAGCATTTCTGCTAATTCCATATTCCATCCTTCAGCCCTAGCAGGAAAAACACCACAATCTGCATATGACATCAATTCAAATAATTCTTGTTGTGTTTTAAATCTATGGCTAATCTTTATTCTTTTGTCAGAAGAATAATAGCTTTCCCAATTATTTCTTTCTTCTTCGTTTAAAAACGGATTGTCACAATGCATTATAAGTTCAACATCATTGTCAGATGGGAATGCCTTTTGAAAAGCTTTTATTAAAATGTCATGACCTTTTCTTATTTCCCATTTACCAACATTTAAAAATGTAAATTTGTTTTTGTTTAATGCTTGCTTTGGTTTATCAAAAATAGAATGATCAACACCAAACGGAGTTTTAAATATTTTTGTTTTAACACCAGAGTTTATAGCTATATCAACAGCCCATTGAGTTGGCAAAAAAATTATATCCATACAATTCATTTGATGAACTTCATGTTTTTGTAGTGGCTCTAATTCAAATATTGGTAATGCAGTTCTAATTCCTTTAGATGGATGCATAGATAAATCATTTTGATGCCAAATTTTTAAACTTGAAGCATCTTTATCATAAAAATCAGACTTTTTATTTAAATCTTCAAAAAATTGATAATCATTTATAGATTTGTCTATTTGTCCTATTGGCCATAAAAAAACATCGAGCTTTTTAGCAATTTCTTTAACTATGTTCGTAGATACTATTCCATATCCAAGTTGGTTAACTGGACATACTATATTAATCTTTTTCATTCGTCTTCTTTTCTAGCAAAACAACCCCAGACATTTCCATTTCAATAAGTCTAGCAGCTTTTTTTTCTGCTCTTTGCCATTTATCTTCTTCATAGGTCATTATTAAAGACCTTTTCTTTTTGTCTGGGAGAATGCCCCATATTTCATAGTATACGGACATAGCAGACTCCTATATTGAGACTGCTATTAAATACACTTTTTTTTATGACAATGTTTTAATGAACTTCTCTAACTTTATGCCAAAAATTTCTTTTAGATAACCTTTTTGACACAAATTGAATATACAAGAGTCTAACTCTTTTGATCCAAAACGACCAATTGATTCAGATGGTTTTTGCTTAAAGTATAAATTTAACTTTTCTTGTATTTCATTTTTAGTTAATAGGCAATCGTCTGGAAGTATTTGATATAAAATGCTTTCGATTGATGTATCAAACTTTTGACCAGTTCTACCATTTCTTTTTGCATAATGTGTCTTCATAACATTGCCTCCGTTATGAAGTCATTATAGAAATTTTAAGATGGTTTGTCTATTTCGGTGTTTTGTTTTTTTCTTAAAAAATCAAACTTTGCTTTGTTTAAATCTGTTATAAACTCATATAAATCACTTATGTTTAATTTATAAGAATGTTTATTTATAAACAAAGTAATGTCATTATTTTCTTCTGCTGTTTTTACTTTAAAATTAAACATTACCATTCTCTAGGACTTGGTGAATTTTCCCATTGAAAATCATGAATTGTTTTACCAAAAAGATGAGCTATTTCATGTTGTATTAAAGCCGATTCAAAAAGATTTGTTTTGTTTATATCCATGTTTTCAAGTTGACCAAAAAACATTTCTTCTTTTGAATAATCAGATTTTACTTTTATCCAATCATGTCTAAAAACGGTGAGTCTTTGATCTGGAAAACTTAAACACTCTTCTTCATGAGCAAACTTTGATTTTGAAAAATCTGTAATTACTGGATTTATCAAAATTAGCGGTTTATTTTTTATTAAAACAACTACTACAGAAGCATTAATTCCAAGCTGATTAGCAGCTATTCCAGCTGCTTTATTCTTATTTTTTTTATTAAAATCTTGTATAAAAACAACAAGTCTTCTTGCTATTTTTCTACCTTCTTTTATGTTTATAAAATTGCATTTTGTCTTAAGAAGTGGATTTTCCGTTAGAATCCTCATTCAAATATTCCTCTATGTCTTTATTTATCTGTTTAGTTTTAACAAGTCCTGGTGGTATTACAGCAAATCTACATGCTCCGTCCATTTCTATTTCTTGATCTAAAATAGCACATGCATTTTCAGATTTATGTAACGCACAATTACCGCATTTTACGCCAATATCTTTTGTTGAGTTAGTAGAAGCGCCCTCATAACCAACCCAAATACCTTCGCCTTTATCTAAAGGACCAATTTTTTCAGCAAGAGAAAGCAATGCATTAGCTAATTCCTTTTCATCATCACTTAAACTATCGTAAAGACTTTTTCCAGCCCATTCAGCAGCTTTTTCACGCATAATTTTTGCAAACTTTTCTGGCCCTTCAATAGCCACGCCTTGTTTAATAGCTTGATTCTTTCCCTCTTTGCCAGTATAGCATTTGCCTTGATCGCCCCATTTCCAACCGTTTTTACCATTGTCGCTGCATTTTTTTAATGGCATAACAATCTCCTAACTATAAGTTTACAAATTTTTAAGAAATATTTTTCCTTAAAATTAGATTTCATCGCATTTACATCCTTGTGAACCCATTGAATATTTTCCTTAGTGTATCCTAAATCATTATCTATTCTATCCATAGAAGCAGTTCCTAAATGATAAATTTCTTTACCGTTTTTTCTGCATAAATATTTTAAATGAGTTATTTTTATTCCTGTGTAAATACATCTTCTATTTTGTTTTAGGAAAATATCCCAAGCTTCTTCTTTAGTTATATTAAATTCTATATTTCTTTTTTTTGCGTTTTTTTTAGCTAAAGCCCAATATTTACCAGATATTTCTCCGACTGTTGAATTATTATATGCTTTTCTAGACATAATACCCCTAGTATTAAATACACTATACTAGAGGATTATTTGCTTGTTTAAGTTGGACCTATTGGGTTACTAAAATTAACAGCGCTTTTATTGCATCCGCAACCACCTTGTTTTGGTTGTGCTTGATTAACTTGATTAACCTGTCCTGCTATATTTTGTGGAATAGGAGCATTAAATATATCCCATTTTCCAGCAGGGCATTTTTCAGAAGCCCATGTATTTTTGATATTTAAAAAACAACCACATAGCTTGCATGTTCCTTCTGGAGTTTTATTTTCGCAAGAGTTACATATATTCATTCTGTCATGAAATACATTTAATGGAACACGCTGAAATCCAGTAGCTGCATGTTTAACAACTGCTTTTGTAAAATTAACAGCTTTTTGAAATATACCAGGTACTGGTTCGCTCATGGTCGATACTCCACTTTTAACCTATAATCTCTACAGTCTTTTATAACATTTTTATTATATGATTTCCAGCTTTTCAAATGCCCAAAAACAAAATGACATGTTTCGCATAAAACTACCAAATTAGATTCTTCAAGCTCTAAAGTTTTATCTATGCTAAATGGTATTATGTGATGACAAGTAAGTTCCTTTTTTACTCCGCACGACAAGCACTCACCGCTTTCTTTTATAAGTTTATCTCTTAACGATGACCATTTTCCTGATCTTGGAGTTCCAAAGAATATTGATTTTAAAAAATTAATCATTGTTTATTTTTAATTCTTTTGTTTCAAATTTTGATAAAACCATATCTCTTCTTTTGTCTTTACACTTATTGCAAAATCTTATGTTTATTGGATCTATAGAAAAAAACATTTTGTTACACCAACCAAGACAATTAACCATTTTTCCTTTTGCCAGATTTTGACTTTTTTTCTTCATTTGTTTCTCTTTCAAAAACTATTGCGTCTTTATCTTTTCCAAAGTAATCAAACTTTAATTTTCCTTTAAAACCTCTATTTTTAAAGAAAGTTATACTTTCCATATCATTTTCTTTAACATAAGCAATTATTTTTGAAAAGTTTAAATTTTCAACAAAATTAAGTAATGTAGAACCAAATCCGTTTTTTCTTAAAACTGGATCTATAACTAATTTATTTATTATTAAAAAATCATCTTCTTTTGAAAAAGCAATAAATCCAATTATAGTATTGCTAACTTGACAAATATATATAGATGTATTCTTTTTTCTAACATAATCAATAAATTCTTGTTCTTTCCAGCCGTTATTTGTTTTTAAAACCCCAAAATCAGGATCTTCTATTAGATTTGAATCTTCTTCTATTCTGACTAAATCAACTATATTTCTTTTTAAGGCGATTTTTGTTTCTGCTATTTTTTTCATGTTGCACCACGCTTTTTAATGCGTATCATTCTAACATACTTTTATCAGACGATAAGCAAAAGGTAATGGCGTTAAATAAAAACTCAAATGTCCGGTTCTTTCGACCATTCCTACACCGGAATAAGCTTATCACCGAAGGGTAAATACCCCAAGGGTTCTGGTTGGTAGCCAAACCAACATGGAGCAGAGAAGTAATAGTAAATCAAAAATTGAGAATGGACTTACCCCCTGTCCGCTCAAACCTAGATGATTTTACAAATCTATTTACTATTCACCCTGTAGAGGCTTATGGTAAAAGGCTCTGTTTTAATTAAATCTCTTAGAATATCTAGGAGATAATGGGGGTTTTATGCAAAATAATACCAATTTGGTTGATTTCTATTTTTCCATTCAGCAATATGAGATTTTGCTTTTATATAATAGTTCTTATATCCATCTATTGGGTTTGTTTGCTTTAATTCATTTGGCATAGCTTGAACAAATTCTGTCATTTCAGTATTTTGAACTTTACAAGCATATGTTAAACATTCTTTAATTATTGCTTCGCATTTATGTACTTTTTCATACCGATAAGTATATTCTCTACAAAGTTCTAAACCTAATTCACATAACCAAACAAAATTACCCATGCTTTCTCCTGCCCAAATAGTGCATGGGTGTTTGACATGAGTTGATTTATAAGGTGTTTTAACTCCATTTTGATTAAGAACTGTACAAAGCATTTGAGCCGTTTCTAAAGGCATTTTAACAACATGTTTGTTTACATGCCATTCAGCAGCTTGTCTTGGGTTTTTGTCTAACACAAATATGTTCATAACTTACTCCTTTAACATTTTATTCGCTTATTAGGGTGTAGTATTTATTATGAAAATTATATTTGATCATATAAATGGTTTTGGAAAAGTTTCAAATCAAGATTTGATTTATACACCTATTTTTGCTTACCCAGATATAAATGATAACTTTGATGATTTGCTTGAGCAAGGATGGTTGCCTTGGGATAATTATTGGTTTCAATCTCGAAGTGTCAGATACAACCTTTCAAAAATCGAATTCCATAAAAAAACAAAAAAACTTGCAAAAAAAATAGAATATCAAATTGGAAAACCTTCAAATGAAGATATTTTAAGAATTTCAAATTCATATCAATCTAAAAAAGGTTTTATAAGTGAACATGTTTTTGACAATGAATTAATGTTAGAAAATACTATACAATATTTTTATGAATCAAATCTAATAGTATTTGTTTGTTATAAACTATTTAAAAAATCATTCATAGGTGTTCAGTTTGCTTGGGATTATGAAAAACCGTCTTTATCTTTAGGAAGTATAAGTACACTAATAGAATGCACTTTAGCAAAAAGATCTGGGTGTATTTATTATTATATGATGGGCGGTTATGAAGAATGTTCTCTTTATAAAAATCAGTTTAATGGCTTTGAATGGTGGACAGGTAAAGAATGGTCAAGCGATAAAGAACTTTATCAAAGTTTATGCAGGAGAGATTCTTTAATAGAGATAAAAAATGTCAATTGTAATATATGAGCCAAGACAAGAATTAGAAGTTGAAACACCTAAAGGAAGAGGAAGAATTTGGCTCGTAACTGAATATGGTACTGAGATAGAAAAAATATTTACAGTTATATTAAATAATGGCTTAATATGGGAATTTACTAATAAGGATGTTGTTGCAACAAAAAATATAACTATGGGAAGAACAAATGTCGATTGCAAACCAAATTAAACAGTTTTTTTCTGTATCTTCTGTTGTTATTGTAGATATAGATAATACCGTTTTAAGAAATGGTATATATCCAATAAAAAAAATGGTTGATTATATAAATGAATTGTCAAAAGATCATAAAATATATATGATTACTGGAAGACCAGAATCTAATAGATCAGAAACTGTTAAATCATTAAAAAAAGCAGGATTGAAATACAATCGCTTAATGATGAATAACATTGGTGGAAGTCCAAAAGATCAGCTAGAGTCTAAAAGAAAACATGCACAATCAATAAAAGATAAAATTATATTAGCTATAGATGATAATCCAAAAGCTAGAAATGTATATAAAAAATTAGGCATTAAAACTAAATCTCCTAAAAAATGATTAAATTTATAACAAAAGCAGACTATAATAAAAAGTGTTTAGAAGATAAATATTTTATAAATAGATGGAATTATTATAATGATGCTATAGAACTAGCAAAGAGTTTAAGTCCTCAGTCTGTTCTTGAATTAGGTTGCTCATCTTTTCCGCTATGTTTAAATTCAACAAGAATAGATTCAAAATATAATAGTGAAATCAATCATGTTTTTGATTGCACAAAAACCCCTTGGGATTTTAAAGAAAGATTTGATTTATTAATATGTTTACAAACTTTTGAACATTTTAAAAACAAACAAACAGAAGTATTTAATCAAATAAAAAAAATAGTTAACAAAGCTATAATATCAGTTCCATATAAGTGGAATAAACCAAATAACTGTCATCATAATATAGATGAAAATACATTATTGAAATGGTTTGAAATAAAACCAACTTTTGAAAAAATATCTATTGACTCTAATAGAAAAAGATTAATATGTCTTTATGAATTTTTTTGAAGACATAACTATTTGTTCTGTAGATTGCGTTAATCATAAAAAAGCGATTGCAGCTATGTTGTATAGTATGCAATTCTTTAATTTTAAAGAATCTATTTTTATATCTGATGAACAAAAAGTAAAAACAAACAAAATAAAACATATACAAGTCAATAAAATAAAAAGCAAAGAAGAATATAGTAAATTTATTTTAGTAGATTTGAATAAATTTATTAATACTAAGTATGTTTTAGTGATTCAACACGATGGATTTATAATAAATCCAAACTCATGGGATGATTCATTCTTAGAATATGATTATATAGGCGCACCTTGGAAAAATGATGAATACATAAATAAAGTTGGTAATGGCGGATTTAGTTTAAGATCAAAAAAACTTTTAGAGTTTATATCTAATAAATATAAAGATAAACAAATTATATTCAATGAAGATTTAGAAATATGCAATCAATCATATAATGAATTAGTAGATAATGGTTTTAAATTCCCAGACATTAAAACAGCTTTTAAATTTTCTATCGAACATAAAAGACCTGAGTTTTTTGATAAACCATTTGGTTTTCATGGTTTTCCATTTACAAAAATAGGTATGGAATCAAAATTAAAAATAATGGAATGGAGCAAGAATGAAAATTTATACTAAAACAGGAGATGATGGAACAACCTTTTTGCCTAAAGTTGGGCGTGTTCCAAAAACTGACCCACACATTCAATTGTTAGGAAGTGTTGATGAACTTAACGCTTCAATAGGTTTAGTAAATCAAAAATATGTTTTAGAATTAAAAATTCAAAACGCTTATGATTTTATTGTAGACATACAAAAACATTTATTTGATATAGGCGCTGAAATAGCTACGGGCGAAGCAAGAATAGATGACAAGCATATTAAAGAAATAGAAGGCAAAATTGACGACATGACTAAGCTTTTAAAGCCATTGAAAAACTTTATAATACCTTTTAATCATTGTGAAATTCATCTAGCAAGAGCAGTATGTAGAAGGGTTGAAATTGATTTAGTCAAATTAATGGAAGTTCATCAAAACCTAAAGAAAATAGTTGTATATATAAATAGATTGAGTGATTTTTTGTTTACCTTGGCTAGACTTTTGGGTCCAGAAGAAAAAATTTGGCATGGATAATATATGATCAATTTACCATTGGCTGATAGACATTGTAGTGATTGTGATGTTTGTTGCACAATTTTAATTGTTCAAGAACTAAACAAGCCAGAATATACAAATTGTCATCACCAAAACAAAGGCTGTATGATTTATGATACAAGACCGGAAATATGTAGAAAGTGGTCTTGTTCTTGGGTTTTAGGTATTTTGCCAGGCGATGAAACCATTAGACCCAATAATCTTGGTTTAATGTTTTATCCAGCACCAAAACAAAATGATCTTGGTTTTGCCCACATGCTAGGTCAAGAAGTGTGGGAAAATGCATCTGATTCAGAATTAGGAAAATCTGTAATAAATTATATAGCCAAACACATGCTTGTTTTAATAAGGAAGTATGGATCAAATTCAATTAAATTTGCTGGCCCGAAAGAACAACAAGAAGCATTTTTAAAAATTGCTAAATAGATATTTCTCCTGGTATTCTTATATCGTTTGATATTTTTAATAAGTCCGCTTTAACATATAAGATGTTGTGAGTTTTATGCCATTCTGTTGGGAAGAAATTTTTAATTCTATTTAATTGAAATCTTACTGGTGTTCCAATATATTTTGCGGTTTCTGCTTTAGTATAATACCAAAAACTATTACTATTCCAAAAACTTATATGAGTTGGATCTTGAAAAGCTCCTCTTCCGTCAGTTGATGGAGTTTGTGTTAAAAACCATCCCAAAGGAGATAAGCAACGATAAGCTTCTTTCATAACATGGATTGGGTTTTTTAAATGCTCTAATGCATCGTGCGCCCTTATAACACCAACAGAATTGTCTTCAAAAGGCCAAGGATTATTTAAATCGTGTACGATATTTCCGTTTTCTAGATCAACAGATTTATATCCAGCAGGACTATTAAAACCGCCACATAGATCTATTTTTAAAAGACCGTTTAAGTCTGACCATTTTTCTGCTAATTGATATATATATCTATCGTGTATATTTAGTGTTTCCTCTTGAATAAAAGCGTTTTTCTCTCCATAACATGTATTTCCTTTATGCCTATAATATATATAAAGACATTTATCCAAGTGTTTTACATTTCCATGTATATATGTTCTGCAAAGAATGTCATGATCATCTAAGACATCCATTTTTTCATTATGTCCACCGATTTTCTCATAAAAAGATTTCTTCCAAGCTCTAACATGATTTGGTGCAAACCATATTTTTGAAAAGCAAGCTGCTGAAGGTTCAAAAGAAATCAATTCTAAAAGTTTTTTTCCATTATATTCAAATGGTCTATTTCTCCATCCATATACATCAGAATAAACAAATGGTTTTCCATTAAAGTCTATCTCTGCACAATTTGAGTAAACAAAATCTATAGATTCAGATTCATTAAAACACTTATGCAACTCTTCTAAACAATCTGGAGTTAATTCATCATCGTGATCAACTTCGACAATAACATGACCTTTCCCAGCCATTGACGCTTCTTTTTTAAATAAACCTATTAGTTTTGAATCTGGTTTGGATGAATTTATAATTCTTGGTTTTAAACTTAAAGAATCCAAATCAATAGTAGCATTGCCATTTGGTAAAACTACCCATTCAAAATCTTTAAAAGCTTGATTTGCTAAAGACCTAGACAGTCTTGGCAAATATTGTCCATTATTCGTAGGTGTTACTATTGAAAAGTATGGCATTAGTTCCAACTCCGTTCATCTAATATGTTTTCTTTTGGTTTTAAGTCGATTACTTTTGCTTCTTTTATTGAATCAAATGGTATAAAAATTAATATTTTTCCATATTCATTTGTATCTTTTCCTTCATCTATCTTAAAACAAACCTCAGACAAATTTGAATTTGATTTTAAAAATTTACTTTTTGTCGGTTTTAATTTAGCCTCTTTGTATATATTAGCAACGCTTTCTATTGTTTTTTCATTAATAGAATTTTTTGCTATTTCTTTAATCTTGCTCGTTTCTGCAACAATTATCTTTGTCTTAGATGAATTTAAACAAATATAAAAATCCGCTTTTGTCCTTACATCTCTACCAGGAACATTTTCAAATTGATTGTTTTCTCTTGGTATAAATTTCCAACATTCATAAATTATGTCAGATTGGTTATCACGACATTTAAATTGAGCAGTTTTATTATATTTATCACACCTATAATCAATCATTGATTCTTTATCTTCTTGTAATCCCACTTTTTTAAAATTATATCCATATCTATGATTCAGATACTTAGCTACATATTCTGCTAATTCATTTCCTTTTTTTATTCTATGCATTATTTTTTCTTTGTTAATCATTTATATCCATCTTTTCTAAGTATTCGTTTCTAATATCTGTAAATGACTTAATCATTTCTTCGGTATTCATTTTTAATTCTTTTTTCTTACGCAAAGAAAATTCTTCTAATGTCTCTTCATCCTTGTTTAAAAGTCTTACAAAGTCTTTAGATTCATTTTTTGGTGCTATTTGAATAACCGTATCATTTGTGCCGTCTGCATTTAAAGTAAATCTTTTTCTTACCTCTAAATTTACATATGGATTTATGTTTATAATATCTCCGCCGTTATCAATTATTTCAGATACAATTTCAAAATCTTCATCGTCTGAAAAACCTATTAGTTCTTGAAATTTTTCTAGAGGTATTAAAACCAAAGAACCGCTGGTTGTACTAATTTCGCTGTGTAGATCAGATCTTAGAGACTTCATATTCCTCTCCTTAAAAATTTAATCATAAAATAAATAAAC